TTACAAAATTTCAATCGCAAACATAAAAGCTTCTGCGGACAACACCAACAAGTATGGAACGTTTAATCTTCAGATCCGCGATTGGAGTGACAGCGATATCAATCCGATCATTATTGAACAGTTTACCAACTGCTCTCTTGACCCCGACTCAGACAACTACGTCGCGAAGCTCGTCGGCGACCGTAAGGTTTCTTTTCACTTTGACGCCATCGACCCAAGAGAACGTAGACTTGTAGCTTCTGGCAAATACGCAAACAAGTCAAAGTACGTAAGAGTTGTAATGGCTGAAAACGTTGAAAAGAAGCTGATACCCGATACGGCTTTACCGTTCGGCTTTAGAGGTCTTTCTTTATTAAAAACAAACGACAGCTTAAGCGCTCTTGCTCCAAAGAGCGCCGCGCAATCTCGTCTTGGAGGAGCCGGCCTCGCCAACGCTTCAACTCACTTACTTTCTGGATCCGTTCTTCCTCCTATTCCTTATCGTTATAAGGTCACTCGTGGAGAAGTTTCGACGACTTCTACTATTGCAGGAGCGCCCGGTTCAAAGGAAGTTACAATGTCTGCATTGTATTGGGGCGTTAAGTTTGAACGTAACGCATCATCTTTGGACAACGAAGTTCTCAATCCAAACGTTATTTCTGAAAAGAACAATTTAATTGGGTCACTCACGAAGTTCATGGGAATCGAAAAGTTAGACGCTCTTCACACTGGGTCTAACGTCGATTCTTTCAATGACAACAAGTTCACTCTCGCAAGAGTCGCTTTGGCAAACACTTCTATCAATGACGTGACGGGCTCCGCCGCCGCGCATATGAAAGAAACTGCGTACCTCAGAAACGCGGTTCCTGATTCAACAGACTACACGGTCTCTGATGGGGTTCTTTCTAATCGTGTGACTCTTGCTACTCTTCTTGCAAAAGCCACGGCTTCTAACTTCAATAGATTCTCACAGTTTGCAAAATTTACGACAATCATGTATGGCGGATTTGATGGCGTGAACTATCTTGATCGCGATGCTAGAAGGCTCAACGATAAGTCTGTGTCTTTTGATGCAGACGCGCTTGCAAGCGGTGGAGCATCTTCTGGATATTCTGCTCTTGGTTTTGGAGACGCTCCATCCGGTGTAGGAAAAGACAACAACGGCGTCGCTTCTTATAACGCCGCAGTCGATATTATGACGGATCCATTCACGGTTGGAGTTAATATACTCTCTACGCCTGGTATTCGTGAGCCATACATCAATGATCTTGCATCAAAGAAGGTACGCGATTATGGTCTGGCGATCCATTTACTGGACATTCCTTCTTATGACGATGATTCTAACAGAATCTATGATGATTCTACGACGAAGCCAAGCGTCAAGAACACTGTCGAAATGTTCGATGACCGTGCAATCGACAATAACTACGTTTCGACTTATTTCCCAGACGTATTTATCGATGACACCACAAACGTTCGTAGGGTGAAAGTACCCGCATCTGTTGCAGCTATAGGAGCGTTAGGGTTTAACGACAGGGTTTCCTACCCATGGTTTGCCCCTGCTGGCTTTAACAGAGCCGCTCTAGACTTCGTTACAAACGTAGCGGTCCGTCTCAACGTTTCCGACAGAGATCGTTTGTACGATTCTAGAATTAATCCAATCGCAACATTCCCACGTTTGGGTTATGTGATATTTGGACAGAAAACATTACAGGTTAGCAAGTCTGCTCTTGATCGTGTTAACGTACGTCGTCTCTTATTAGAGATCAAGAGAATTGTCATAGGGATCGCAAACAAGATTGTGTTTGAACAGAACACCCCTGCGGTTCGTAACCGTTTCGTGTCAGATACAGTGTTCCAGCTCGGTCTGATTCAGACGCAGGCAGGAATCGAAGCCTTCCAGGTCGTCATGAACGAAACAAACAACACACAAGAAGACGTCGATCTCAACCGTCTAAATGGTCGTATTGTCGTCGTCCCAACGAGGTCAATCGAATACATCGCGATTGACTTCATCGTAACAAACGCGGGCGTCCAGTTCGTGTGAGAAATTTGAAAGCAGCTATATAGTTAAGTTAGCAGAGAATGGAGCATCGTAGATGGCACAGCTAAAACTAGGCGCAGCAGGCGTAACAGCGAACGAAATAGACGTTTCAGGACCACTTGCACAGCAACCAGTAGGAGTGCCTGCTGGTGTGATTGGAACGTCGAAACAAGGTCTGGCATTTGTCCCCGTAACAGTCGGTCTTTTATCTGACTTTCAATCAAAGTTTGGGTCCGTCGACAGTAAACACTTTGGACCGCTTGCAGTCCTTGAATGGTTACGAAACGCCCAGGCTGTAACTTATCTTAGAGTGTTAGGCGTCGGTGATGGATTAGCTAGGCAGAACGGCGGAGGATCATATCCTGGTTCTGTCACTAATGCCGGCTTCGTGGTTGGCGAACAGCAGCCTTCTGGTACCGTTGGAAAATTAGATAAAAATATCTATGCCAATGACAACGGCGATTTAGGTAGAACATATTTCTTGGGCTGTCTGATGTCCGAGTCTGCTGGTTCGACTTACTTCAGCTCTGCAGGTCTCCAAAACGCAGACATCGCTGTTCCAATCGTTCGTGGTATGTTGATGGCGGCTTCAGGAGTTCTCTTGAAGCTTTCTTCTTCTCTTCCTGGAGCAGACAGTGCCGCGCCAAGTCCTTTGCAGGTTGGATCTACTAGCGTAAATGTGAATGGAGCAACCTTAGGTTCTGTTGTCCTTACCGAGAATTCTGTTACAAAGCAAGACTTCGTTCTTCTCTTAAACGGTCACAAAGGATTAGATTCAAATTATCCAAGCGCAATCACAGCATCCTTTGATCCAACGTCGAACAACTACTTTGGAAACATTTTAAATCGAGATCCTTTTAAACTTCAAGAAGCAGGACACTATCTTTACACAAGCTGGGACATCCACTCTTCTTTAGCTACCGTGACTGGATCTGGCGTTCTAAAGACGAACTTCGGTGCCGGCGCAGGGTCACCAGTTGGAAAGTCGGGAACAGAAACTTCTGCTTTCATAGTGACATCTTCGTTGGATCGTAATACTAGCGATGAATATGTTCCAAACTTCGAGAGCTTTGAGGATCGTTTCCGCTACGCAAAATCTCCATGGATCATTTCTCAAAAGTTTGGTGGAAAGCCCCAAGATCTTTTCAGGTTCCATGCACTTGACGCGGGCGCGGACATTTCAAACCTCTACAAGATTTCTATCGAAGGTATAACCCCGTCTAATGATCCAAACAACAAGTACGGTAGCTTTACTGTCAAGATAAGAAAGTGGGGGGATCGCGATTCTTCCCAGTCGTTGATAGCTTCAAACGAAAGTTATGTTTGTGATTTAAATCCAGCCTCGAATCGTTATATTGCAAAGGTAGTTGGAGACGCAAACACTTACTTTGATTTCGACCGCGACATTGAAGAGCAAAAGCTGGTCGTAGAAGGAAATTACCCAAATCGATCAAACTATATCAGGGTTGAGGTTCACCCAGATATTGAGAACGGATTTGTTGACTCGACAGCTCTTCCAATGGGCTTTAGAGGAATTCAGCACTTGGTGACTTCTGGATCTAATATCTTTGATGTTCTACCTTCTACAACAAACGCTCTTGACGGTGGTGTACAAGATCACGACGTCCTTCATAGACTTGTTACGCCTCCTTTACCATTTAGAAGTAAGGTTTCAGATGGTGCAGTTGGTTCAGCAACTGAAACAGCAAACTCCAAGTTCTACTGGGGAGCTCAATTCGAACAAGTCGAAAACATAACTAAGCCAAACGCTGGCGTCGTCGCAAATAAGTTGATGTCCGCATTTGCGAAGTATTTCCCTGATTTTGCCACCGCAGACATGCCATTCGTCGTCGGCGACAACTCTGGAGCCGCAGACACCGCAGAAAATGGAGTCATTGATGCTGATAGGTTCTGCAACAACTTGTTCACTCTTGAGAATATACAGGTTGTCACAGGATCAAACTCCCGCGCAGACGTCCTCGCATGGAAAGACGCTGCTTACTTCAGGGCCGGTACGATCGCTGTCGACGATGTAAACAAGACAAGAGCGTTTGAAACAAAAGACCTTCTTGATACAGTAAACAGGCAATACGCGAAGTTTACCCTTCTTGTCCAAGGAGGCTTCGACGGTGTAAACTTGTTTGACATAGATGAAGCGAACTTAACAAATAACGCAGTGTCTTCAGACATGGTCTACGGCAACGGCAGACTTCTCAACGACGGTCCAAACGTCAAGGCTTATACAAAAGCTATCGACATTATGAAGAATACGACGAACGTTGATCTTCAGTTGTTGGCGATTCCTGGCATCCGTCATCCAATAGTAACAGACTATGCGACTGTATCCGTTGAAGAGAGGTTTGACGCTCTTTATATAATGGACGTCGAGCAATATACAGAGGACGGAGTCGATGCGGAGTACGAAGTTAAGTACGACAACCAAATAACTTCCGTGTCAAATACTCTCTCTAGCTTCAAGGATCGTAACCTTGATTCTTCCTTTGCAGCAGCTTACTTCCCAGATGTTCTTTATTCAGCCCCAGACGGTAATAACGTGTTTGTTC